TATGGGTGAAAATGTCACGATTGAAGATATCAAGAGCGAATTATTTGAAGGAGAAAATATTGTTACTAATGATAAAACTGATAAAGGACTTTCCAAACTAACTAATAGTATTTAATCTAATCTAATTACAAGTTCTTTACACTGTAAATAAATAATAATATATCAAATTATCAAAAATATATTATTATTGATTATCGTTTACACTTTGGTAATGTATATTGTCGTATACTTACACAGGATCGTCCCAATTATTCAAATCATCGTCAGGTAATTCTATTGCACTGGTAAAATCTGTCGTAATCCCTGATTCTTTTATAGTAGCTTCTAATGCGTTATGATGTTGTAAAGTTGTGAATAATTGTTTGCGATTACTTAAAACCAAATTACGGTCAGTAATATAATTTTTATTTCTAGCCTTGGAATCCATAATAGATTCATATTCAGTTGTCAATCCTTGTTTGGTTTCAATAATAGTGAGATATTCCTCATCCATCTCTGTCTTTATTTGTTTCCATTCCTCTAATTTTTCCTTGACATCTTGATGTTCCCATAATTCCGTCTTGGTACGTGGTCCCAAGACATCCATTCTATATTCTATCTTATTATGTAAGTTAGCGTATTTCTCTCGTAAATTATGTATTCTTTCTTTCTGTTCATCCAACTTAAAATACTTTGAAACAGATAAGATAAGACTAATATATGTTGAAATACCAATACCAGATACAGATACAATTGATTCAGATGTACCAAAATAGTTTTTGGTTGATTGTAAAAACCCCGACAATGTTGAGAAACCAATCACAGATATTTGAATATAATTAATGTACGTTTCTAGTTCACTGAATTTGATGTCCAATAATCGTTTTGTGGATTTACATTCTTTCAAAATATATAGGTTATTGTTTATAGTAGAATGTAATTCATTTTGAAATATAATAAATTCTCTCGTACCTTTATAACTATCTTTGTCAGTCATATCATTTTCATTTATATTAGATGAGCTAGATGATTTTATTATCTTATTAGATGGTTTACTATTACTATTACTACTATTATTATTATTATTGGTAGCAATCATATCGTTTCCTTTTTTATTTCCATCACCACCTTGCTTTTTATTGGTATCTGTATTTTTTTCTGCGTTTTTATTCACCTTGATATCGTTAATTTCTAAATCTATATTTGTTTTTTCACCACCAATATTTTTAGGTATTTCATCTGTATTATTTTTTGTATTTTTACTCATTATATAATAACAATACAAAAAAATTATTCTACTTCTATACACATATTAGTTGTTAGTTCATTTATTTATTTTACCATTTGTTTTTTTTAACCTGTATTTTAGGCCCAGCTCCACGTTTCTGTACACTATTTGGGTCATATATTTCATCTTCATCATCGCTACCAATATCTTTAGATAATTCCCAAAATTCTTTTGAACCTAACTTGAAATTGCTATGATTTTGTGCTTTGTACCAGTATATTTGATCCTGTAATTTATTAGACTTGGCGTTATTGTCAATAACCAGACATTCAAAATTTTCAGTACATTGATCCATGACTTGACAAAACGATTCAAATGTTGGAAACATACCAGCATAATTTTCCCATATACGTTTTCTATTCGCAATATACGGTTCTCTCAATATAAATACGTAATCAATATTGGTTCTCAAGTTTGGTGGAATACCTAGAGGATACTGCATAGTAATAATTAACATGATTTTCCAATGTCTACCATTCATGAATAGCAGTCTCATCAGTTTGTCCTTGGTCCATTTGTTATCATATAAACAATCATCTAGAATGACAAATGCTCTAGGGTCTATATTTGTTCTTTTATATGCCTCCATTTCCTTTTTAATCTGCTTTAAAACAGTCTTTTGTCTCTTTAATATATTTTCAATAATAGCCGACTGGTATTCATCATGAATAAATAATTTAGGCACGTGTTCAGCAAAAAAACCATTACCTGCTTCAGTGCCAGATATAACTGTTCCAATGGGAATATCCTGATGATGATATAGTAAATCACGCACTAAAAAACTTTTACCAGTATCTCTTCTACCAATTAATACAACAACTGGTCCCTTATTTTCATCAGGACGAAAACTAATATTTTTCATATCGAACTTTTTCATATCAAGTGACATAGCTTTAACTTCTAAACAGAAAAAAAATGTAAAATGATTACGAAAAAATAAGTTTAAATGACTTATTATATTTACTATTAGAATAATAAAGAATGGACTTTTCTTTGTACTACCGAAAAAACAAAAATGAAGACTTGTTTAAAGCTTTAGAAAACTCTTCCTTAGGACTGAATAATCTACAAAATTATGTTCCTTTGTATGAAAAGTTCTTTTCTCTCAATAATACTAATTTCAATAGTATTAATTTAAATCAAAAATTCTATCTCCATACATTGAAGAAAGAAGTGAATAAAAATACAATCGAAGCAACTGTGTCTGATAATTCTAGTAATATTTTCAATAAAGAGGTCTTTTGTAAATTTTCACCTTTACTAGATCCACTAAAGTATTTAACTGGTAAATATGATATATCATCTAGTGATATGATTTTATTGCCACAATATAATACAGAATGCCCTTTTCCTAAAATGTTAGATAAAAACAACACAGCGTATATAGACTCATTTTTTACTTATATATCTAGTCAGTTATTACATAATTATGGTTTTTTAAACAGTATTGATTATTATGGTTCCTTTTTAGGCAAACAACAACAATTTCAGTATAATATTGGAGATGATATTGAGTATTTGAATGAAAGTGATTTTTTTCATAAAAATAAAGATCAACACTATACTATTGATAATGACATTCATGCTACTATATTCAATATAGATTCACGAACCAACAAAAAGAAATTGGTGATAAATGGCGAGTTGACAGATTTGACGTTAGACTCTTTTAATAATGATGATTTCTCTCTATTTACTTCAAACGATGAAACAAAACAATCGTCCATCCATAGCAATGTAAATGTCATTGATTTAAGTGAAGTATTGATATATGACCAACCATTGAATAAATCTTCATCTGCGTCAGTTTCTTCAGCATCAACGTATAGTTCAAAATCATCAAATACGTCTATAGATGAATTATCTGATGATGAATGTAGTGGTAATGAAGATGATGATAATAGTTGTAGCAGTTGTAGCAATGATAGTTGTAGTGATGAAGAAGAAGAAGAAGAAGAAGACGTATTTTGCTCTATTTTTAATTTCCCGGTTCAAATGATTACCATGGAAAAATGTGAGAACACTTTGGATTATTTAATGGAAAATGACATGTTAGACAATACAGAATGGACATCCTGTTTGTTTCAAATAATAATGAGTTTGACAGTGTTTCAAAAGACATTTTCTTTTACCCACAATGATTTACATACAAATAATATTATGTATGTCCCTACCGAGAAACAATTCTTATATTATTCATTAAATAATATTACTTATAAGGTACCTACATTTGGTAAAATATACAAGATTATTGACTTTGGTAGGTCTATTTATAAATTCAATGGACAACTTATGTGTAGTGATAGTTTCCATCCTAAGGGAGATGCAGCATCTCAATATAATTGTGAACCCTATTTGGATAATAATAAACCCCGATTAGAACCAAATTATAGTTTTGATTTATGTAGACTAGCGTGTTGCTTATATGACCATTTTATAGAAGATGTATTTGAGGCAGAATTGGTATTCAAGAAGAACAAGACTGCTAAGATGATTTCTTCATGGTTACTCGATGATAAAGGTAGAAATATTCTTTATAAAAATAGTGGTGAAGAGAGATATCCTGAATTTAAATTATATAAAATGATAGCTAGAACAATTCATAGTGCTATTCCTCATGAACAATTATCTAATGAGGTGTTTAAGGATTATGTTATTGGTAAGAAAAAACTCAATAAAAACGCCAAGGTAATGAACTTGGACAAAATTCCTAACTTACAGTAAATAACACCCTTGAATATTATTTTGTTTTTGTTTTTGTTTTTACGAATTTGTATTATTTCTTGATATCAAGTAAAATAATACAAATTTACAGGTAATTACCAACTATATAGGTCGGCTAAAAAGCAGGTTTATCTACAAATGCCATGGTATTTTTTCCACCAACTTTCATTTCCTTAGTATCAAATTGTGAATACATATAAATACCTACTACAGAGGCAAAATACACTACCAATGATTCTTTCATAACAACTTTTAATGGCTTCTTTTCATCGTCTTGAACAAATTTCATTTCTAAAAACTTGAACAAGAAGTAGGTTGTCGCTATGGCTAAAGCATATATGAAAATATCTGTCATTTACATTAAGTTAAAAGAAAGTTAATGTAAATTTTACGAATTAGTAAATGTATTGTTATTTTGTCCCATTTTACATATTCAAGGGTGTAAAAGTAGATTTATGTCAAAACTTCTATCTCTTCTAGTCCAATTGGTACTTTATTCAATACTTTGGGTTTTTCTAAATCATGAACATCTAATTC